GGGATTCTGCCGGATCAACTACATGGAATGCATGGGTAGGAAAGTGGGATGATCTAGGTTTTACTCCGGGCGTTGGAGCATTAACGCTCACCGGGTATGCTGTTAGCGCCTCTGAAGGTGTACACAGGTCACCAGCAGTTGCTAGCTTAACTTTAGGCGGTTTGGTTCCCAGTTCAGATATAGTTTTTAAAGATGTTCCCGGAACTGCTAGTTTAACTCTTACAGGGTTCGTCCCAGCAGTATACGACCCATCAGAGAACATATACATTAGTCCGGGTGTTGGCGCTGTTACGATAGTCGCTAATGACTGGGATGATTATGTTGGCACATGGGACGCAGCAACTAGCACTTGGGACAGCATAGGGTACGAGCCTCACGCAAGTCAGACTTTTAGTTTTGATATTGCTACAGGAGTTTTAACATTGATACCTCTTGAACCGATCAGAACTGAAAAATCCCCAAAATTCTTACCTACTATAGTGATAACGTGATGACTGAAAAAAGCATGAGTTGGAAAGAGATTGTGGAAAAGATAGACCCGAAATATAAAAATCCTAAACCCGGTTACTTCTTTAACGGAAAGCCATTTTATTCACCGAGCAACACGAATGCAAGACGTAGAAAAGGCTGATATTTTTGAATTAAGCGATCACCTTACTGCTAAGAATGTAGCGGAAGTGTTAGAGAAAAAATATCCCGATTGGATGTGGGCTGTTCATGTTATGGATGGTGTTGTGGTTGTTAAGTCTATGAGGCTTTCTGGCAATTGGGGCTTTGTTCTGCATGAAGACAAAATTGACAATGACTATAAATCCGTAATGAGAGCTGGGGGAGAATTATTGGAGAGATTTCGCATGAGTAGAGAAAAGTTTAATCAGGATAAATATCTTTCCGATCTTCAAATGGATTATAAAGGTAGGCTAAATGGGGATTATTCGTAATGTCATTGATGAATCCACAACCTCCTTTAGAGGGGGCTGATCTCTCCTCATTGGATGTGTTAGAAGAAGATACTCCGAAGGAGACTATGTGGTTAAGGATTGCCCGTCAGGTCTATGAGGGCTCGTCCGATTGGTTAGATACTAATTTACGATACCAGTGGGAAAGAAGTTTATCTTTATTTAATAACAAGCATCCATCTGGATCAAAATACCACACTACTGCATACGAAAAACGAGCTAGATTTTTCAGACCAAAAAGCAGGATTGCAGTAAGAAATCTTCAGGCTGCAATGTCTGTTGCTTTTTTCACCAATGAAGAAGTTGTTAGCGTCGAGCCAGCTAATCCCAATGATACGGCTCAATCAGTTGCTGCAATTGTTGATCAATCGATAATGCAGTATAGGTTAACCAATACCATTCCTTGGTTTCAAACAATGGTGTCTGCTTTACAAGACGCTTCTGTTCAAGGAGTATGTGTGTCTCATCAATATTGGGACTTTGAAGAGAAAAGAGAAGAGTACCTTGAGGTAGGAAAAGATAACGAAGCTATAATGGATGAAGAGGGAAATCCTAAAGTCCACGAACAAATTACAGCTATGAGAGACAAGCCTGTTATCGAGTTGCTTTCTCCAGAAAATTTAAGGATTGATCCTGCTTCTGATTGGTCTGATCCTATAAACACAACCCCCTATATAGTTCATCTTATTCCTATGTTTGTTCAGGATGTTATGGAAAAAGTGGATAGTGGGGAATGGTTAAAGATTAGTAAAGAGGAATTAATTTCTTCGACTAGCGGGAGTGAGACGGATAACACCACTCGTCTTACCCGTGATGAACCAAGAACTGACCCCTTAGAGAACGATCAAGAATTTGGAGGAATAACAGATTACAAGATCGTTTGGATTCATAAAAATATTATTAAAAAGGATGGTGTTGACTGGTGCTACTACACTGCTGGCACTCAGTTCATGTTGACGGAACCAAAGGATTTGAGAGAAATGTATCCTTGGTTAAAGCATGGGGAACGGCCCTATGTAATGGGCTATGTCAATATCGAAGCCCATAAGATTTACCCTGCAGGAACCGTAGAACTAACCCAAGAGCTACAGGCTGCGGCTAACGACATTTGGAATCAAAGATTTGATAATGTTAGGTTAGCTATGAATAAGCGCTACCACATTAGGCGCGATAGAAATATTGACCTCGACGCATTATTTCGTTCAGTACCGGGTGGTGCTGTTGAGATGGATGACGTTGATAACGATGTAAGAGTAATTGAGACAAGGGATGTTACTGGTTCAGCCTATGCAGAACAAGATCGAATTAATATGGATTTCGATGAGCTGCAAGGTAATTTCTCTACATCCACCATTCAGGGGGCGAGAAACTTAAACGAAACAGTGGGAGGCATGTCGCTTCTTGCTGACTCAAGTAGCACTATAGCTGAATACACTCTTAGAACTTTTGCAGATACTTGGGTAGAAAAAACATTAAAGCAACTTCTTAGACTAGAACAGTATTATGAAACTGACGAAATAGTTTTAGCGGTTGCGGGGAAGGCTGCTTCTGACAGATTTGGGTTCAATGCAAATGAAATTATGGATGAGCTTCTTAGGCAAGATGTTTTGTTGAAGGTTAATGTAGGATTAAATGCAACAGACCCATTGAAAAAAGTGCAAAACCTTTTGTTTGGAATACAAACGCTTGCCCAATTTCCGGGAATTCCAGAAAAAATCAACTTACAAGAAGTTACAAAAGAAGTGTTTGGTCAGTTGGGTTATAAAGATGGAAGTAGATTTATTAATCTAGAGGACGCGCCTGATCCACAAATAGAAGAGATGCAGGCACAGCTTGATGAATTGAAAAAGATTATCGAAACAGACCAAGCTAAGAGTCAGGCAAGAATGCAGATAGAGGATTTGAAGAATCAGGGGGATAAAGAGGTTGCTGAAATAAAAGCCCAAAGTGATATTCAAAGGGAGGTGATCAGGCAGCAGTCTGACATACAAGAAGCTCAAATAAAGAGAGAGGATTCTGTTACTAAACGTGGAGAATTGTTGCTACAAAAAGCGGCATTGCAAAATCAATCGAGGGATAAAGACATAGATCGGCAATTAGAACTTGACGCTCAAGGAGACGTAGGAACTATTAGTCGTGACAGGTACAACAAAATACCCTTTGCGAAAGGATAATGGAATTTTATAATCCCGCCGAAGTAGGCATAGAAGATTTAGTAAAAAGAACAAGAGTTGGAGTTAGAACTCGTGAATTCATAAGCACCCCAACTGGAACTGCTATTATTGAAAGGTCACTTAATGAATACCGAAAAGGTATTGAGGCTCTTCAAGAAATGGCAATGCAGGAATGGAGGGGCTCACCGGATAAAGAACTTGCAGAATATCGATCTTTAGCAAGTGATTTGGCTACCCCGCTGAAAGTCCTCAGATGGATTGATAATATTATATCTGATGGAGAGAATGCGGAAGCGATATCAAAACATAGGGGATCGGGAGAATTTGAACCATAAAGGAGACTGAAATGGCTAAAGAAAACGCTACCCAAGAAACGGATGCGTTGGAAAACACAAAGGGCGAAAATGATGAATCTAACGAGGATGTCACTTTCGGACTTGAAACTCAAAAGAAAGAATCTGATGAAAAGCCTGATGAAGATTATGTTTCGCCTAGAGAGAAAGCAATAGAGGAAATATTATCTAGAGGCAGAGACGAATCTGAAGAAGATGAAACAATAGAGACTCCAGAAGAGCCGCCGCAATATGCGGAGGAAGAAGAGACTGAAAAAAATGTTTCTCCTATATGGTTTGATGGCGAAAGATGGTTAACAAAAGTAAAGGTGGATGGGAATGAAATTGAAGTACCATTTGATGATCTTCAAAATTCCCACCAAAAAGATAGAGCGTCTCAACAACGCTTTGAACAAGCTGCTCAATATGGACGACAGATTCAGTCTAGAGAGCAACAACTAAATGCTCACATTCAGCAGTTGCAACAGCAACAAAGAATGCAACCGCAGCCATCGCAAGACGCTGCAGAAGAGGTTGAAGATTCTTCTGATTTAATAAAGAAGTATCATGAAGCCTTGTATGAAGATGACTCTGAAAAAGCTAGTGATCTTTTCAAAACCTTGACAGATAAGGGGCGTGTTCAAGCTACCCCCAATGTTCAGGAGGTTGTCAACCAAGAAATTGGAAGACAGTTTAATCAAATGCAAAAGCAAGCCGAACAACAAAAGCAGTGGGCTTATCATAAATCTCTTGAAGACTCTGTAAAATGGTTTGAAAGTGAATTCCCTGATGTAGCTGGTGCTGCTGAGTTGAGAGCAATCGCGGATAATAGAACGGTCACCCTGACTCAGGAACATCCTGATTGGACACCTAAACAAATTATTCAAGAGGCTGCTGAAAGCACGAGAGAATGGGCCAAGAGTTTTCTTGAGCCCGATAAACAAAATGAACGGGTTGATCGCAAACGAAAAATTGTGAAACACCCGAAGGCGGCAAGCGGTTCTGCTCAAATTGGAGATGATGATATGGTGCCTCAAACACCGGCTCAAATAATCGATGAAATGAAGAGGGCGCGAGGCCAAATTTAACAACTAGGAGGTAAATATAATGGCAGGACAAGTATGGTCCGTCAGCACCTCCGGTGGTTATATGTATGCCGACAACCTCAGTCGTCAGTTGAGGATGGCAGTGCAGCCGATTGTAAAATTTCGGCAGTTCTGTGATGTAAAAGATGCAGCCCATCAGGGTCTTCATCGAGGTGATACATTCCATTGGAACGTGTACAGTGATGTTTCCACGCAGGGAACAACGCTAACTGAAACAAATACTATTCCAGAAACTTCTTTCACGATTTCTCAGGGAACCATGACCATTGCGGAAGCGGGTAACTCCGTGCCGTGGACTGGTAAGTTGGACGATCTCTCTGAGCAACCTGTGGCAGAGGTAGTTAGGAAGGTATTGAAAACAGATGCTAAAAAAGCATTTGATAATTTAGCAGCAACGCAGTTTAATGCTGCAAAGTTACGTGTTGTGCCTACTGCTGGCACGGCAACCGATTCGGTTGTTCTCACTACGAATGGCACCGCTACTCTGACGAATAGCGTAGCTATGACTAACGAACACGTTAAAGCAATTGTAGACGTAATGAAAGAGCGCAATATCCCAGCCTATACTGGTGATGATTATTACGCGATTGCATGGCCTACGACTTTCCGCACCTTAAAGAACAATCTGGAATCTATCAAGCAGTATGTTGATCAGGGTTTCCGAATGATCATGAATGGTGAAATCGGGCGTTACGATGGTGTACGTTTTGTTGAGCAGACTCATAAATCGAAAGGTTCTATTGGTACTGCGGCAACAACGTGGACTAGAGGCAACTCTGATTGGGCAGTCTTCTTTGGCGAAGACACAGTAGCTGAAGCTGTTGCAGTTCCTGAAGAGATTCGAGGGAAAATTCCCGGAGACTTCGGAAGGGACCGTGGCATAGCGTGGTATTATCTAGGCGGTTTCGGCATCGTTCACACACAAGCAGCCCAGTCACGTATCGTGATTTGGGATAGCGCGGCTTAAAGGAGATAAATTATGAGTTATTCAAATCCTGTAATTACGCGCATTCAATCAGGTGCTTCACAAGACTTGGGCAA